CTTTAACAACTGCAGCTTCAAGAGAATATGTAGGTTCTATTTGTTTATATATGCCTACCGATATTCAAATTGGTGATACTATGGTGTATAATGAAGACACTAGACAATTTGCCGCAGGCGTAAACGAGCTACTTACTAAAGGTCCAGAGTCTAATGCATTTGATAATAAAGCTGTCAATGCTTCTAAGCAAGCAATTACTGGAGGTGCATTTGCTATTGGTAAATTTGCTGGTAAAGGTGTGTTATCAGCATTAGCTGGTTATGGTTTAGGCGATATAGTTTCAGCTGAGATGCAAAGATCTACAGGTTCTCTTTTAAACCCTAATGAATTTATAGCATACTCTTCGACCGGATTAAGAAGTTTTACATTTAATTGGGTAATACTACCGGACTCTGAAAATGAATCAATCCATGCAGCTGGACTTATTAAATTTTTTAGAAAGTCTGCCCATGCTAAAAGAAATGATCAAATTACTATAACAGTTCCTGACCACGTTGTAACATCATTTCATGGTGCAAAAGATATGATTCAATTGCCTCCATGTGTTATTGAATCAGTAAATGTTACTTATAACCCTAATGTGTCCTCATTCTTTAGAAAGAATAATTCTCCGGTTGAAATCGGATTAAGCGTTACTCTTAAAGAAATGGTTCCATTATATTCTGACGATGTTGAGGCGGGCTACTAATATGTATTTTAAAAATATAACAAACGTTGCAATAGATATAGACGGATCTGGTAACTTAGATTTAATGAAAAATCTAACGGCAAAGGCTAAAGTATCTGATGCGTTGATTAACAATGCCGGGTTTTATCAAACAACTGAAGTACAAGATGGTGAACGACCAGATCTTTTAAGCCAACGACTATATGGCACAAGTATATATCATTGGACATTCTTATTACTCAATCCTCAAATTAAAAACATTTGGGATGATTGGCCAATGAAGCACAGCCAATTAATAGAATACTGCACACAAAAATATCAATATCTTGCTGCAGATACTAGCATTAGTTTAAATAATAAATTTACAATTGGCGAAACTGTTACAGGTGGTATCAGTGGAGCAACAGGTATTGTAAAAGAAATTCATGTTAATATGGGCTATGTTGTTATACAAAAAACAGCAGGAACATTTACCGTAACTGGTGAAACTATTAGTGGCGGTGATTCTCAAGATTCTATTTCTTGTAATTTTATTAAGTCTCAGGCCTATGCACCACATCACCATGTCGATGATTCTACTGGAGCATGGGTACCAAGGCGTATTGCCGGAACAAGTGCGTATAGCTATATCGATTATGAATCTGCCATCACGGAACAGAATAGGAATATTAAAGTTATTAAGCCAGAACTAGTTAGAGATGTAGCAAGACAATTTATTAAAACAATGGATATTTAACTAATGTTAAATTTGGATAGTATACGCGTTGATATACGTGAAGTGGACATTAGTAGTATGATCACTGGTGTAACTATATACGAAAGTGTGTTTGGGTTTTTACAAGGCGCAATATCAATTAAAGACGGTGTTAATTTCTTTGATAACTTTATAGGAAGTGATTTAGCTGATGTTAATTTTTCTTACGAGTATTTAAATAAAACATATAAATGTAGCTTTTATATGGATGGCATTTCTAATATGACAATAGAACCAAATCAGAAAAATTATATTATTCATTTAAAGTCAGTTCATAATGTAGTTTTTGCTGAAAAAATAAATGGAGTATACAATGGTACAACAGATCAAATAATTAAAAAAATATTCACAAACATTTCACATGAAGATGCAGTAATTAATATTGACAGTGTGGCAGATACTAAAGGCAAATACATAGCGCCAAATATTACTGCGAGGGATGCGTTTTTAATATTAACAAATCAGGCTTATGATGTAAATAATACTGGAATGTTTTTATATGAAAGATTTACAGATGCTAACGAAATTAGGCTTACTTCGCTTTTCGATATGTTGGATACTTCATTTGTAGATGGAAATAATACACGAGTTAGCATTAAAAATACACTATTAAATATGACTAATGTGCTTGAGTTCAATAGCATATTAGGAACATCTAGTGATTATGAATTAAAAGAATATAACATGAATTTTATTCAAAAATTAGAAGACGGTATATGGGGTGAAGCAATTGATGAAATTTCTTTGTCCGAAACTAAGAAAAAATCTAACACTACAAAGGAAGCCACGTCAGTTCCTAAAACTAAATTTAAGCTTAGTGATAAATTATATTCTAATGATGTAAAGAGTATATTTTCTACTGAAGGCGGTGTTGCTAATAGTGTAATTAGAAATCACAAGATCAGAACTTTTAATACTACATTAGAGGTAAGTAAAATGGTGGCACTTCCAAATTTAGGTGTAGGTATGTCTATCCATGTTGAATTAGGAGAAGGTAATGTCTCGCATAGTTCGCAAGCCGGAGAATATTTAGTTAAGCACATACAACATAATTTTACAATAAATGGCGGCGAGTACGGATATACACAAGATATAGGATTAGTAAGAGCATGATGTATTTTGGAACAGTGTTAAGTGTTGGAGATCCAGAAAAACTGGGTAGAGTAAGAATTAGTGTATATGGCATACATGATAATATAGAAGAAAACGATCTCCCTTGGTCCCAGGTTATGATGCCGTCAAATACCCCAGCGATATCAGGTATAGGTTCTTCAGTAAATGTATTAGTAGGTACTTTGGTTGCTGGAATATTTTTAGATAGCACCAAACAAGAATTCATGGTAATGGGAACTTTACCTACAAAGACTAATGGCGTTGCAGATAATAGCCAAAGATTAGGCCAAGTTAATAGTGTAGATGCTACTACAGGAGTTGAAGTAGCAGTAAATCCACAGGCCGGTGAGCCTGTTGCAACTTATCAGCCAGTTAGTGCGTTTCAACCGGTATATCCACATAACAATGTAACTGAATATGAAAGCGGGCATGTTAAAGAATATGATGATACCCCAGGTCATGAACGTATTTTAGAAAGACATATGAGTGGTACTCACTACGAGTTATCGCCTAATGGTTCAAAGACCGAGGTTATCACAAGAGATAACTATAGATTAGTTGTAGGTCATGATACACTAGAAGTATATGGTAATGTAAAAGTTATTATTAGTGGTCATGCGGATGTTGCTGTTGCTGGTAACCTTACTGCATCTGTAGCGGGTAATATTTCTGCAGAATCTAAAGGAAATATTACACTAAAAGCAATAGAGACTGACAAGAAAATTATATTAAATGGTAATGTTGATGTCACTAAAGTATTAAAAATTAACACTGACAACGACACTATTAATGTTAACACTCATATTCATACACAACCAGATACTGGCCAAAATGCTATATCACAAGGTGACGTATCAGTTCCAGTTCCTGAATAATAAGGTATAAATAGATATATGGCTACAATCGCACGAGAAGAAACGTACAAAGATTTAGATTTTACTTTTAAGCAAAATCCTAATACAAATGACGTTGGAATAAAGAAGAACAATGCTGCGGTAATTCAAAGCTGTCTTAATATTCTACGCACAAATAATGGTGAACGACCATTCAATTATAATTTTGGTGCGAACCTAAGATCATACCTCTTTGAAAACATGAACCAAATAACAGCCGCGAATATGTCTACTTCTATTAACGTTGCTTTAAAGAATTACGAACCAAGAATAGAAGTGCTCAACACGAATATCCAAGCAAGAGCAGATGACAATGAGGTATACATAACAGTAACCGGTAGAGTTAAATCAACGAATGAAATCATTGATATATCTACCACAATAGAGAGATTACGATAATGGCAATCGAACGCAGAATTTCAGCAAGTGAATTAGACTTTGACCAGATAAAGGCAAATCTAGTTACATATATGAAGGCAACTGACACTACCTTCAATGATTATAACTATGATGGATCTGCCATGGCAACCATAATTGATGTGTTAAGTTATATCACCCACGTCAATTCAATGAATGCAAACTTTGCATTGAATGAAACATTCCTTGATACCGCTCAGCTCAGGTCGTCAGTTGTATCTCATGCTAAACTATTAGGATATACACCACGCTCAATCTCACCAAGCACCGCTTACATTAATGTTAAAATGAATTATGATACATCGGCAACACCGTTGTTTAATCATGATGCATCAGGAGCTGCGTTACCTTTGAGTATGCCAAGAGGCACAAAGTTTTCTACTACTATTGATGGTATTGCCTACCCCATGTTTGCTAGCGTAACATCAACTATTAACTTTGCTTCAGGCTGGAACTTTTCTAACATTGCAATTGAGCAAGGTATATTAACTAATACAACATATACATATCAAAACAATTCGTTTGAATCATATATTATTCCTGCATTAAACGTAAATACTAAATCTATCACAGTTACTGTTACTGATTCAACATCTACAAGTGCAGCCAAAGTTTATACATTGAATACAAACGTTGTAAACTTAGATG